GAAATATTTGACTTTCACAAACGTAACTTAGCGATGAACCTTATGCCGAGTTTGAGTATTGCACTTGTTGGTGACCCAACTCCTGAAGAGAAAGAAGAAATTTACAGAGATTTGGTTCAATCTTATATGGGTAAAAACGGAAACAAACTTATGTTGTCCTTCAGTACTTCAGCTGACGAGCGTCCGATTATTGAACCAATTAACAACAATGGTAACGATGCGTACTACACTGAGATTTTGTCTATGGCTATTCAGTCGATTCTGTCATCGTTTCAGGTCTCGTCCCCACTTCTCCTTGGTATTCACTCGTTTAGTTCGAATCCGTTCTCTCAAAACGCAGACGAGATTATGGTCGCCACAAAACATATGATGGAGTTTGTTATCAAACCCAAACTAAAAAAATTCAATCAAGGTTTAGAGAATCTCTTGGCTCTCAAGTACAATAGACCTGTAAAAATTATTAACAAGTTTCACACACCAGAATTATTATGAGTATGGTTTATTATATTGACGAAAGTTACGTCAGGGACAATCTCCCTGTAGATTATTCGTTGCTCACGGGAAACATTATACCAGCCCTTAATCAAGCGCAATTAATTAACGCAAGAGACCTTCAAGGTGACCGCTTGTATAATTTTATGGCTGACTTGATAACAACGGGTCAAATCAACGATGCACAATACGAAAAGTACAAATACCTTTTGGATACATACCTTCAGAATGTAGCTCTGTATTGGACGGGGGTATACCTTACTTCGAATTTGTTAGCTAAATATGCAAACCGAGGTCTTCAACTTGAAAATAGTGAATTCTCGACACCTGCTGATTTAGCGGTATACAAAGCTTTGAAAAACGAAATGCAGGATTTAGCGTCGTACTATTCTGAGAGATGTAGAGACTGGTTATGGTGGAATCAACAATTCTTCCCCCAATATCAATACGTGTCTTACAATGGTGAACAACCAGCATCTGCTAAAAATAAGTTTAGAGGTGGTGGTTTAGTATTAGGTCAAGGACTTCGTTTCAGCTACAATAATATGTGTTTCTATTGATGCTAGTATGAAAGTGTCGGAAATCAAAGAAAAAGGGGGTCTATGAACGAGTATCTACCATTGTATCGTCGAGGTGAGAGTATAGTTGGATACTCAACGAGGTGTGCGACGGGTCGTTCGTTACAGCTTGCAGTGCCGATTCTAACGAATCGTATACGGATTTGTAGAGAGCACGCTGAACAAATGAGGGAAGCTCTCGGTCAGCGCTTTGAAAATCAGAAAAATAAGAAGTAATTTTTTTCTCGGTATAGAATAGTTTGGTCGACCATTGACCATTCAACCACATCTGTACTTCGTAGTAAACCGCTTCGGTTGGTAGAATGTAGTTCCAACAAATGAGGTGGAAGTAATTTGAGTGCTCCCCCCTGTCAAGTCCGTTGAAGATTACATCCCACTTTCTATTTCTTTGTTCCATAGGTCAAATTTACATAATAAATCTGACACTACAAAATCAATCTTTCCAATATTCAAAAAATTCTTCGAGAAGCGAAATATCCCAAATTGCGATACCACTTGAGGTTTGTTTACCTTTGATGATTGTTATCGTCTTAGTTCTAACTTTATTTCCCTCTTCAAATGAAAGTGGTCTTACAAATCTGTAATTACCTCTCACGTACCATTTGTTCAATTCTATCTTAGTCATAATCTTGTTTTTGTTTACATACAAAGATATGTCAAATTAAACAATCTACCAATCAAGTTCCCAAAATTATTAACAATTAAAAAAAAAGGGGGTTATTTTTTTTTTCGTAAAAAAAATAATCCCCCTTTTTTTATTGTAAATAATATTTTGGGAAAAATCTCACATCAATTCCAATTTGATATTCTTTTTACTAAGACCTATATTTATAAAAAAAGATTTATGGAACTATACGAAAACAAACTGCTCAAAGCAATTTTTATTAACCCAACAATATTTTTGTCAAACCAAGACTTGTTTGACATTAAGGAGTTGTTTCAGAATAAATTCAACAAATTCATTTTTCAGAATTATTTGGAGTACTTCAACAAGTACGGAGCACCCCCCTCTGAAATAACTTTGCTTGATAAACTAAAAATTGAAATCTCCAACGAGATGCAACAAAAGATTGTTGTTGACCATTTCAACATCAATATCGTCCCGAATCAAATTGACGAGGCTGAGTTACGTTACATTGAAGATAGAATTAAACACCAAGCTAAAGAGAGAATTATTTTTGACACCTCCAACAAATTAGAAAAACTTAGCTCACAAGATTTAGAAAAAACACTAGTAACACTGCACCAACTCTCAATCACAGAAAAGAAATTTGAAATCATTAATCTGTGGGACGAAGTTGAGAATATAGAAAGAGAAGTTATCACAACCAACTTGGAACTCATTGACGAGTTTGGTGTCGCTAAAGGTGAACTTGGACTTCTACTTGCAGGTACAGGAGTCGGAAAGAGTGTGTTTTTGACGTATCTGGCAAACAATCTAATGCTTGGTGGACATAAGATACTCCACATAGTATTTGAGGGTAACAAAAACCAATATCTCAAAGCACACCGAATTAAACTCAACAACCCCACCTCAGAAGAATTGAAGGAGGGGGAAATATTCCAAAACCTCAAACTCATCAAAATGATGTCAAATCAAACTTCAACACAAGATATTGAAGACTTGATTAAGTCGTGTATCAAAGATGAATTTATTCCTGATGTTTTAGTTATTGATTATTTGGATTGTATCGTCCTGAACAATCGAAACGAAATTTGGAAAAATGATATTCAAATTATTAACGAGATGGAACACTTAGCTCAAAAGTATCAAATCGTTATTTGGAGTGCAGTTCAAGCAAACCGAAGTGGTATCTCAAAGGAATTGACATTAGAGAATACATCAGGTTCAATCAGTAAAGTACAGAAAGCGACCTTGGTACTCTCCTTAACGAGAAACGAATACCAAGAAGAAACAAACACCGCAGATGTCCGAGTATTGAAAAACAGGACAGGACAAAAACGTGCCTCTATGAATTGTCCTTGGAACCCAAAGACAATGCAAATCGACCTACCTATCCAAGATGTAACCCTATAATTTCGTATTAAGAAATTATTTTTTATATTTGATACAAACAACTTATTATGACAAATAGAGTAGAAAGATGGATGCTTCGTAATTCAATTGAAGCACTTGAACGCAAAATGGATGAATGGAGTACCGAGAGTGTCCACGAATATTTCTCAAAAATATTCGATGGACAACTCTCACAAGAAGAAACTACTTGGGCTAAGTACCTACAAACTGAATTTGACTACAGGTTCTTCTATCCAACCAAACGTTGATTTTTTTTATTTCAATGCAATATTTATTATAAGGGGGGAGGTTTTTTTTTTATTCGGCATTGTTCCCATTGCATACTAAATTCGTTTAAGGAAATCTTTTTTTACCTCCCCCCTTTTTTAATGAAACAAACTGGTATTAGGAGAAAAAGAGTCAGTGAGGAAGGAGATTGGGAATACGAATGTTCAAGTTGTGAAATATGGTTACCCAAATCAAAATTTAGAGGTTGTGTTCAATATGTCGATGCTTATGGTAATTGTTTGATTTGTTCATCTTGTAGGGCTAAAAATTCCAAACAGAAACAAATGGACGATGACGAGCAATCCGCAAAAGAAATCCTGAAAATGATTGGTTTTTACAAATACAAAAGTTCAGAGGACTGGTTCAAAGCTAAAATGAAAAACCATAAAAAGTGATATTTATGTATTGTGAAAAACTTAGACGAAATTGAACACACGGATATTTTCAATATTCCTTTAGAAACAAAAAAGATATTGATTCAAAATGGTGCAGAAATGTTGTGGGAACAATGTCGTCTCACTTCAACCTTTACAGGAGAAAAGATGTCCTTTATATTAAATAAGAGTTTAGGGAACTTAGAAATGCGGATTAGAGAATTGAAAGAGGAAGAACAATATGAACTATGTTATTTTCTGAATGAAGTAATTTGGGCGGTTCACAAAAAAATCCAAGATAACCGAAAAGACAAACCTATATTCTAAAGTGTGCAATTGCAAGCAAACCCCCCTACAAAAGGTCGAAAGATTCATTCAGACCAACGGATGGCTAAAGTTATCCCCAAGTCAGAATGATATCTTAGATGAATTTATATTCTCGCAAATCTCAACAAGACCAAGTAGAGACGAAGAAAGACCTGATTTATATGCTCAGGCTAAACAAGCTGAAAGAAGTAAATAAAAACCCTCACAAAAACTAATCCGTAGGTTGGTCTATAATACTGGAAGTTTAGGGGTTTAGGGGGGGAGTTTAGCTCCCCCTTTTTCTTATTTATAGTATAATAGGTATTATGAAACCAAAGAAGATTATAATTGATGAGAACGGGAATAGAATGGTCTTTTGTTCACAACATAAGGAATATACTCCTATCGAAGAGTTCGGTCTTCAGCCAAGTTCAAATTACCCGAGGAGTGCTTGTAAGAGGTGTGAGGCTAAAGCTTCTAGCAAAAGACGTTCACCTGATTATGTCAAAGTTAGGAAGTCCGATAGGGAAGTTGCTTTGGAGATATTAGCTGAGTTAGGATACAATGTAAATTCAGAGGTACCCCTATGGATTCAATTTATGATGCGACACGAAATGATAGGGAGTAAGTTCACCGATACCTCACGTTCAATCATCGAAAGTCAGCGTTTGTCATAATCCCTTTTGGAAAAAAAATCCTGTCGTATATTTATCAAATAAAAAAGACGACAGATGAAAGCAACTTTTGAATTTTACACAAACGGGAAGTTCAAACTCGGTATATGGATTAAAGATGGGGGTACACCTCAAACAGGTCAATATTTCGAATCGGTTATGGATTTATTCTATGAAGATAAATTCTCTCCGAGTGATGTAATTCTTACCTTCAAAAAAGTATCAGCATTAATTCAGATACAAAGTTTCCCGAGTGACCTTCTTGCTGTATTTCCTAATCAATTAAATTCCGTAGGTGACCCTGAGTTTCCATTAGACCTTTTTTGGTTCAAAAAAATGTCAGAGAAGAAAATGATTCAAAGGGGTATTTTTACTCTGACCAAATATCAATTTAGATTCAACAAAAATGATTTCAAATTAATTGTTGAATATGGTGGTCAGAAACAAGAATGGACACTCGATAGAAATAGTAGATTAACTACTTTTAGACAGGTTTTTAATTCGGTTTCAGAATGGATTTGGAGTATAGACAGAGAGTTAGCTGATTGTGATTGTCTAAACTAAATTAAAAAAAAAAAGAAAAAAAAATGATTGGAGCTTGGAAAATAGATGAGAATACAGACGACTTGCAACGTCTTAAGGAACTCTTCGATTTAGGTTTGAATAATAGCGAGATTTCGAGAATCTACCGAACAAATAACGGACATTCGTTAACACGTCCTTATATTAAAGCAATTAGAGCAGGACGACGTTGGAATCCTGATGAACGTAGTTTTTTAATGAAGTCAGAAATTGAATATCAATCACCAACGAATTATTGTACCCTTAGAATTTGGGACAAAGACAAAATGGTAAACGTGGTTGAACTTACACCTCAACAAATTTTCAATATGAAAGAACAAATTAGCAATATATTTACTAATGAAACAAGTGGTATTACGATTATAATCGATGTAAAGTCCTAATACATCGTCATTATTTGTCATTGAAAAGACCCCCTCTGAGGGGTCTTTTCTTATTTTAGCTCAAGAGTATATTTATCAATATGGACAAGAAACGAGGAAGACCCCCCTATAAGACGATGGAAGCATTAGTACATCGAGGCAAAGTTCCCACAACTTGGAAGGAAGATATTGTTGAACTTGGTAGACAAGGAAAGACTCAAGTTCATATTGTAAATTATATGGGTATAAATTGGGACACATATAAAAGATTACAGGAAAGAGACCCAATTTTTTTGGAAGTCGTCAATATGGCAATGTCACTTAGCGAGCAATGGTGGATTGATATTGCGTCAAATATGTGGATGAACGGACAAGCAAAAAACATCAATAGTCAGCACTGGTCACTTATGATGCGTAACCTATTCCGTGAGAGATGGAGTGATAGAAAAGATTATGATATTAAAACAGATGGGAAACCAATCACCAACGACAATCAAATTGTCGTGGAGATTGTCAAACAAAAACCTGACGATGAAAAAAAAGATTAATATATGGAACAACACTTATTACACGGAGACAGCAAAGATGTCCTAAAAACGATAAAAGACGGGTCTATTGACCTGTTAGCAACCGACCCCCCCTATGGAATTGAGTTTATGGGGAAGAGTTGGGACAAGGTACTACCTGATAAAGAAATATGGAGTGAATGTTATAGGGTACTAAAACCTGGTGCGTTCATCGCAGTTATGTCCTCACCAAGGAGTGATGTATTGTATCGTATGATAAAGGACTTGGAAGACGCAGGGTTTGATATGTCCTTTAGTCCTATACTTTGGGCTTATCACACCGGATTTCCAAAAGCGAGTGATACATCAAAGATGTTGGATAAAAGGCTCGGGGCTGAAAGAAATGTTGTTGGTATAGATGAAGAAAGATATAAAAGATTAAAAAACCAGACAGAAAAATATATTTCGCCAAATGGTTTAGAAACAACAAACAGAGATTTTACAATAACAGAACCTTCAACAGACCTGGCTAAAAAATACGAAGGCAGCAAGCTTGGCTTCCAACCAAAACCTGTTGTGGAACATATTATTATCGGAATGAAACCCCACGGGTCAAAAAGTTATATTGACAATGTCCTAAACTTTGAAGCCCTACCCGACAATATCAAGATGACCTACCCGTTCCTACAAGTTCCTAAACCCGCAAAAAGTGAGAAGGACTTTGGACTCACGGGTGAAGATAAACCATCTATTAGACATATACGACAGAATGAAGGACGAAAAGACGCAGGTTCATTAGTGAGTAGTATTCCAAGAAAGAACAACCATCCAACGACCAAACCCGTCAAACTTATGTCGTATATTATCACCCTTTTTACAAGGGAGGGGGACTTTGTATTAGACCCCTTCTTGGGAAGTGGAACCACGGGTATTGCTTCCAAACTGATGGGTCGTAGTTTCATCGGTATTGAACGGGAACAAGAGTATATGGATATTGCTCAGGAGCGTTGTGAAGTTTCCCGTGAGGAACTCATTAAGTTTTTCAAGATGGATAAAGACAACCAAACCAAACTTGACCTATGAAGTACTCAAAAGGGATAATGTGGTTGGACGATTGTAGAATACCCTTTGTGGATGGAATAGGTTGGGTTCGTTTTTTTGATGATGATAGTGTAAAAACAAATGCGTACCACGGGAAAAACGATTCGAATCGCATCGGTTTGGTAGAAAACCAACAAGGTCGTTTCACCCCCAACCTACTTGTCTGCGATGATATGTTGAATGATGGTAGTGTTAGTAAGACAAATACTAAAGGACAAATAAGAAGTGAAAAAAGGACTTGGAAATATACGAGTATTGATGATTGTACAAAAATGAATGAAATTAGCGACAAAGGTTCCAACTCTCGCTACTACGACCTTGACTTGTGGTTTGATAAAATGTTGGAGAAATTATGAAATATAGTAAGGGGATAATGTGGTTGGACGATGCGAGAATACCTTTTGTTGATGAGAATATCAAAAATACGAATCATAAGGGAGATAAGTATGCTAATTTCAAAGATAAAAAATTACAAGAGGTTTTTTATACTGAAAACACAAAAGGTCGTTTCACCCCCAACTTACTTGTCTGTGATGATATGTTGAATGATGGTAGTGTGAGTCAAAATAATAAAAAAAATAAAGATTCCGAACTTCAATATGATAACAACGCAGTTCATAAGTTTTACAAAAAAGTTGGAGTCTCGAGGTTTAATGACAAAGGAACAAACTCTCGCTACTACGACCTTGACCTATGGTTTGATAAAATGTTGGAGGGGTTATGAATATTCAGACGACCGAGATTTACGAATTATTAGAAAAGAACAAAGACAGACGACTCCTTCTATTCCAAGGGTCTGCTCGTTCAGGAAAGACCTACAACATTTTAATATGGTTAGTGATACATCTTATCCAAAACCCCAACATAACTCTCTCTATCGTCAGAAAAACACTACCAGCACTTAAGGGTTCAGTACTCAGAGACCTCAAAGAAATCCTTGAGAACTTGAATCTATACACAAATGATAAATGGAAAAAACAGGAAGGGTATTTTGAATTACCAAATCGAAGTGTTATTGAATGGTTCTCAACAGATGAAGAACAAAAACTCCGTGGTAGAAAAAGGGATATGTTATTCATTAACGAAGCAAACGAAATAACAAGAGACGAGTACACTCAACTCGCAATTCGTACCACAGGACAGATTATAATGGATTACAACCCCTCCGATTTATATTCCTACATCTACGACCTGCAAGAGACGGAGGAGAATGTCTTCTTCCACAAGTCAACCTATAAAGAAAATCCTTTCTTAACCGAACAAGTGATAAAGGAAATTGAAGGACTAAAAAATAAGGACACAAACCTTTGGAGAGTATTC